TTTCTGTGGTTACTGCAACACCTGCGACTGTTCTTTCGTGTAAAAAATTAATTGTCTGTGTATCACTTCCGATGTTAGTGGCTTGTGCCAATAGAACAATGGTGCTATACCCAGTTGGTGCTGTGTAGATACCGACTGTATTAGTTCCTACAACACCCGTGATAGTTTGATAATTGTTTAATGCTAGTGGCATTTTTTAGTCTCCCCCTCCTAGTGCGAGAATATAAGGTGTGATACTTGCGAATAGACTTCTGTTGTAAGCATCACCAGAAATAGAACCTTCTAACTGATTAATAATGACTCCATCACCAATTTTGAAGTTACCTGCTTGATCAGTAGAGGTGAAGATAACCAAACCTCCATTCAGGTTCACAATTTCATTTTCTGGGATTGCTACACCACCACGAGCAGGGAGTGCATCGGGGAATGTATTACCAGATCCAATATATTCAAAGGCGTGACTTGAAGCAAGAACTCTACTCTGTTTGAAGAATGGAACTGTTGATCCAACACCGACTGCATAGGGTACCCTTTCAGTAAAGGTAACAGTAGAGATACCACCGACAATCGGAGTTGCACTACTGACCACATAGTATGTAGGTAAGATATTGGGGGTGCCAGCAGCTGCACCAGCGATGGTTACGGTAGGTGTTCCAGTGTATCCCCTACCATTAGAAATCATATCCACTGATGTTACTACACCATTCGTCAATACTGCATTACCGGTTGCCTTAATACCCCAAGATTCACTTGGATCAGAGAATGTCACTGCAGGAGGACTTGTGTAACCACTTCCACCATTCGTGATTGCGACACCACTGATTGAATTGAAAATATTATCAACATAAACAACTTGACCATCATAAGGTCTAGTTACAAATGTGGATACTACACCAGCATTGACATAATCATGAGATAGTGTAGATACACCGACAAAGGCAGAGAAACTATTTGCAGCCCCCACTTCATTAACGGTAAAGATATTACCAAAATTACCAGAAGGGAATGATGTTGTTGGACCACCAGGGGAACATCTAAACTGAAGATCTCTTATTTCGACTTGTAATCCCTTGTTAAAGTTATGGGCTGCATTCGTGGTAATAGTAACAATACCGGAACTGGCTGTATAATCTGCCGTGGTAACACCCAGAGTGTTTACACCAACATTGAGTGTAAAGATGTCTGAATTAGCGGCGGTTGCAGTGGTTACAGTTCCGATGAATTGTTGTGGACCAATACCATCAGCAACCAAACCTAATCTACCGAATGACGAGTTTGAGTTGGTTAGGTCACATTGACCACCATCGATACAAATGATGCTCTGATCATTGTAAATGGTGAAAATAGAAACAAGCTGAGCATAACCCTCGTTAGAGATAGAAACACCGATACCACCTTGGTTCAGTTGAGTGTAACTATCAACATTCATTGCTCTGGTAGGACCGATAACACTGGCACCATCAATCTTCATACCAATACTGTTAGTGATGAAGTTAGTACAGTTTCTAATGTATGGACCTTGTGTTACAAACGATGGTTTATCTGGATTAAATGCAATGATTGCCTTTCCTTCATTCAAAGTACCAGTAAATGACATGTTTTCAACATAGTTGCCATTAGCGACATAGATGAAATCTTTATCAGCATTCTGTGGTGAAAGAGACACTTCTCTTAAGCTATCACCCAGTAGTGTAATCTGTTCGGGAAGGACAAGAGGATTATTTTCTGAATAATTACCAGCTGAAATTCTAATGACCGTACTTGCCTCAGCAATTGTAAGTGCAGAACCAACAGTTCTCTTTGCTGTCGATACTCTACGACCATCTTTTGTATCATCACCATCAGGACTGACAAAGATGATATTAGTAACAGAGTTACCAATTCCAAGAACATTGGTAAGGTTTGTACCATCACCATAGAATGCAGTGGCACTGACAATACCAGTCGCACCATACATTGTAATGGCAGAACCAACTGATGAAATACCGTTTACAAGTGAGTTGGTGGTAACCGTCAGGTTGTTTGGAATGGTTACATTAGTATCAAGTCCAACAGTAACGGTTTGTCCAGAACCAACAGTAATGACTTCATTTGAGGTTCCAAGAACACTTAATTCCTGACTATCAAGATCAACTACGAATGTTCCACTGTCAGCATTACCATCAAGATCTTGTGCTGTGACTTGACTATCAACATATGCCTTGATTGACTGTTGAGTTACCAGGGCATCTTCTCTATCAGATACCATGTCATCCTCATCAAGGATGGCAGTAACACCGACACCAGGACCAGTTGATAAGGTCAGATTGGTAATATTCGCAGCTAGAGAGACATCAAGACGACCAGTGGTGGTGATACCAGTGACATCTAATGTACTTGCTGTTGTAATACCTAATGTGGTAACACCAATAACTTCCAATGAAGTTGCGGAGGAGATGAAACCACTTTGTAAGTTTGTAGCAATACCCGCAAATTGTGCCCTACGAACATCCAAAGATGCCTTAGGATCAATAAAGATAGGATTTGCAGTTCCCTGTGCTAACAGAATATTTCCTGTAACACCAACGGGAAGGAATCCTGTGGTGTCGGGTGCAGTTTGAATTGGTAATCTTCCTGCTGATCCACCTCTTAAGTTTGTGGATACACCAGCACTTGAAGCGAATGAAACATTAATCGCTGCGAGTGAAGTCCATAGAGGAGTATTAGCTCCTTGGGATAGAAGAATTTCTCCAGTATTACCAACACCAGTGAATGCTGTAGTATTGACTGCGGATTGATATGGTATGGCACCACCAATACCACCCTTTAGATTTGTAGATACACCGGCAGTAACTGCAAAACCGGCGATAGCTACATTATTAGCACTTATTGTAACTCTACCTTGACCACTACCCGGAGATATAATAACACCAGCACCAGCAGCGATTGATGTTACAATACCGGATAGATTGACACCATTACCGAAGTATGTACCACCAGTAATTACACCAACAGTGGTTATACCTGTTAATGTTGTATTAAAAAGATCTGCTGAGTTTTGAGCTGTTAAAAACTTTGTGGTAGTCGCACCACCAACCAAAACATCATTAGTAACACCAATTCCTAGTGCTGTAAGAATTCCTGATACTGTAAAATCGCCAGTTACGGAGGAAGGACCAACGATGATCGGGCCACTATTCTTAAACCTATTGGTTATCTTATCGGCCCTAAGTAATGACATTAAACTATAATGCTTTTCCTGTTAGTTGTATTTATAAAGTGAGTAGATAAATATTTGAGGTGATTGAGTATTTACACAATGAAGGAAGGTGAGTTTTGCCCTCTCATCAAAAAGAAATGTGTCGGTCGTAAATGTGCTTGGTACACTGAGGTAAGGGGAGTAAATCCAAACACAGGACAAGAGATTGACGAATGGAAATGTGCCGTCGCATGGATGCCTATGATGGCCGTTGAGATTGCTCAGAAATCAAATCAGACTGGTGCTGCAGTAGAAAGTTTTAGAAACGATGTAGCACAAGCAAATCAATTAAACCAACAACTCTACATTGAAGGATTACAACAGGGGATTGTGCAATCACAGATTACACCTCATAATCCCCTTGATACATTACCACCTAGTCCTTAGAACAGATAAGAACATCAATATACTGAACCCTGAAGTCCATTGTTGCTCCTGATGTTCCTTCATTTTGTATAGTGATTTGATGTGTGTGGGTGCCTTCACTGGCCCCCGTATTACCACTATATTCGTGTTTGTGATTTGAGGAGGGTCCACCGGTAGAAATGTTGTGTGAGTGACCACTTCCTGAGGAAAGTACACTTATACCGGTTGTTCTATTACCAGTGTTTGAATTTGAGTCCAGTCCTTTTGCAGCAGTATTACTTCTATCACCATGTTCAACATTGTCAGCTGTTCTTCTGACGTAACTATGATTGTGTCCAGGGTCGGAAATATTGTGAGCATGAGTACCGTTACTTGTTGTATTACCACCATGGGTATGATTAGAACTCTGATTGCCAGTATCACCACTATATTCGTGAGTGTGATTAGCGGTTTGATTACCTATGTTATGATTATGATTATGTTGAGGGAGTACAACAGATCTGTTATCGAATGTAGATGTAAATGAAAGATTACCACCAGTTCCACCACCAGTACCACTGACAACCCTTAATGACTTATTATTTTGAGTAGTTATTTTTGTCCAACCAGTGGGTGCAGCAGATTGATAGAACAACATTACCGACCCGGAGGGTATAACTTGAATTGCAGCATCATAAGCAGCCTTGACTGCAGATGGTGTTGCAGCTTGAGTTGTAGATGAACTGGTAATAGATGTATTCAGTTGAACTACACCCTGACCCGATGTGGATGCATCAGGTAATCTATCTACATCGACGGTACCTTGTGAAATATTACTTCCGTCAAGATTAGTAATATTATCACCTGCACCAGCAATGTTTCCTGCTGTCAGTGTTTGTGTGGATGGATTATACTTAAACTGTCCACTGTTGGAATCAATATAAGGTCTCTGGAAACTATTTCCTTGATTGTCGGAGAACAATACCTGATAATCGGTATCATCATTCTTCTCATCAACATTAATATTATTTGCATTCGTTGCAGTTCCACTTAAACTGCCGGTGAATGTCGTTGCATTAACATTAGTAGATGTAAGAGTGTTAGTGCTGGGATTGTAAGTAAGATTGGTATTGTTACTGTCAATATACAATCTTTGATATGCACTACCATCAGTATCACTGAAGATAACTTGATAATCTACATTGTTATTTTTTTGATCAACATTAATGTTATCGGCACCGGTGGCAATACCACTGAATGTTGTTGATGTTACATTGACAAGACCAGAAAGTTCTTGAGTTTGTGGATTATATCTAAATTGCAGAGTCTCTGAATCAATATAACCTGCTGCATATCCATCCTCATTGTTCTCGGTAAACATTACCTGATAACTGGTGTTATCACCCTTCTTTTCAATCAGAACTTTATCTGCACCAGTTGAAACACCGATAAATGCAGTCTGGTCTTGTCTAACAGTCACAATACCAGAACTTACACTGAAGTCAGGACCCTTCAGGTTGTTGATAGTTCCAATACCTGATACAAAGATCTGTTCAAAATCTGCTTGAGTATTACTATCAAGGAATGAAGTTACGGTGAGGACACCGATTGAATTTGTCTTTTGATCATTACCAATGAATATGGAACCACCCATACCAGCAATGTTAGATGCCTGGTAATAAAGTTTGTTTGGTGAATCAAAGGGAACTTTGAAGGTGATGATACCAACCTGAGCACCGTTATTTTCAACGCCTCTATTGAATTGATTTAAGAGATCAGCTGTGGGTTCT